GAGGATGATGATGATGATGAGGAAGTTAAAGTTAAAAAGCAGAAAGAGGAAAAAGAAGAAGAAGAGAAGGTTGAAGAAGAAGAGAAGGTTGAAGAGAAGGTTGAAGAGAAAGTTGAAGAGCAAAAAGAAGTTAAATCTAAAAAAAAGGAATCCCCGGTACTAACTCTTCCCACGCTTGAAACAACAAAAGAATCATCTATTCAAAATCTTGAACCCCCAGTAATTTCTGTTGATACCGAACCTTCTGTAAAATTTGCAGAAGTAAATACAGTTATTGATATTGAATCAAATAGAAATGATTCTGATTCTGAGGATGAAGAAGAAAATGAAGAAGAATCAATTCAGATTCTAGATGATATAGGTGAAAGTCTAGATGATTTTGAAACTTTAGGCGAAGAAGCTATAGAATTTGAAACACTTTAAATCTAGCGTTTTTCGCCAGTTCGTTTTTTCCCTAAACCTCCCAGAGTATGAGCCAGCTTGTTGTAGGAATTTTATTCGGAGGTGCTTTAATTTCTTCGTTAGGCGCAATAAGCAGTTATAGTGTTGAAAAGAAACAACCAACAATGAAATCAGTAATGCGTGATTTTATTATAGGTTCAGTATTGTTTTTACTTATTATGCAAGTGTTGCCAGAGTCTTCGGCATCATTATTATCATATTTTACATCACTGTCATTTTTGTCAGCAATGCCATCTATGAGCGGAGGAGCAGAAGATTTAGATATTCAAGTTGGGCTTCCGGAGTTTTAATTACTTGCGGCTAGATCTACGACGAGTTGTGCGGCGCTTCATGTTCTTTGAGCGACGGGTTTTACGAGCACCGCCAGAAACATTTTGCACATAAACATTGGTAGGCTTTTTACCTTTATTGTGACCAACGGTAGTAGGGGGAAAGGACTGTCTTTTAGGCATTATATTCATACTTAAGATTTTTTATACGAATAAAGGATAAACTTTCACATCCTTTGGAATTTTAATATCTATCATAAACTTATTGAAAGGTTTTTTATAGATTTGTTCTTTTGGAACGCAATTTTTACATGAAGAAGCAATATGTACGTATAAATCAAAGTCGGGGAATCGTTCTTCTTCTTCATCATTGATTAATATATTCTTTCCTTCAGTATCAATTAGCCACATCCAAAGAATATTGAATAGTTCCGAAGTGGTTTCTTTTACAATTTTATGAGACTCTTCACTTAAAATTTTACCATCCTCTTTTTCTTCAGGGATTTCTGGAAACAAACCTTCTAGTAAACTAATTGATAATCTCGCTAAATCAAATGATGCACTCGGATATACTATTGGCTCATCTTCTCTATATCCATTTATCAACTCTGGAAAATTGTATTGTGTAGCAGCGTCATTGCCTTTGCAAAAGTCATCACTTACAAAAAGATGCTTATTAATTGAAAATATAGAGCGACCAAAATCAATAATTTTAAAGACTTTGCCATATGTCGGAACTCTAAATATTTTATTATCCTTTGTTTTGTAATAAAAATACTTCTCTTCAGTGTCGCTATATACAATATTATTTGTATGTAAATCATTGTGAGTAAAACCAAAAAGTGTTTGTGCTACACATAGACCAGCAATTACCTGAAACAACCAAGCAGACCATTTTTCTTCCCATAATGTTGTCCCTGGCTTTGCTCCAACAGTTTCAAAATCTTCTAGTAAATCATCCATAGTAGATTCATTTTTCTCGGTGAATATCATCATTGTTGGAAAGTCCTTTAGTTTAATAAATACATTGTATTCATCTTTATCATCTTCACTATATTCTTCTGAACTACTACTCTTTGTTGAAATAGTGGATTGTGTTTTAATACTTGCGCTATCTAAACTTTCAATTTCATAACATTCATTTGTTGTAATATCTTCTAACTCCTCCACATCAGGAGATTCTTTCTTATCTAAACAATAATCTGGCTTTATCATAATCTCATCATAAACATCTTTAGAGACCTCTGAATTATCAGATTCAACAACTATATTAATTTTTTCACTTTCAATATTATCCCAAAACCATCTATACATTTTGTAACTTTCAACTTCATCAGAAATATTGAAATTATAGGTTTTCGCAATAGAAGTAAATGCGCCATAATAATAATTAAAATGGGGGCTAATATTTTCTTTACGGAGTTTTCCTAATGCATAACTTGCAACAGTTTCTACATATGCTTGATTCCATGAATTATTTATTTTAGCATTAATGTCGAGAGTTACATCCTTTTGTAAATAACGAACCGGGTCAATTAAATGTGTCACTTTTAAATATGCATCAATTTTTGTAGGCACATTATCAATTAATACATCTAAATTACAATTACCCTTGATACTATCATCATTAGAAATATTTAACCCTGTAATTACAAAATTATTTTCAAGAGTATAATTCTTAGTAGAATCTTTTATATCAAACAGCATTTTCATGGGTGGTATGTAAGACTCAAGGTTTGAATAGTGTTTTAAATTCTGTAGAGAATCGCTAACAACATATTTCATACACTTAGGTTCTGGTATCTTTATTCCCCGGAGTATTGTAGTTTTATCCATCTTTTTTGAGATATAGATTCATTCAAATCTTCATATCCGCATTATTAGTGTTTTATTTTTATAGTTATCATATATAAAATGTCTGGTAGTGCTATGAATGTATCATTAAAAAAGTTTGATATGAGAAAAATTCAACAAGATGCAGTGTGTGTTTTCATCGGCCGCCGAAGAACTGGTAAATCAACTCTTGTAAAAGATTTATTATTTCACCATCAAGATATGCCTTTAGGAACTGTTATTTCCGGTACAGAAGAATCAAACGGTTTTTTTGGTAAAATGATTCCTCCAATTTTTATTCATGGCGAATTCAATCCTGTGATTTTAGCAAATTTCTGTAAAAGACAAAAACTTATGATGATGAAAATTCAAGATGATAAAGATAAAGGTATTCAAAGTCGTATAGACCCTCGCTCTTTTATGATTCTTGATGATTGTATGTACGATGATTCATGGACACATGATAAAAATATTAAATATCTTTTCATGAACGGTCGTTGGTTAAAAGTTTTCTTTTTAATTACGATGCAATATCCTCTAGGTATTCAACCAGCTTTACGTACAAACGTCGATTATGTATTTATATTAAAAGAGTCATATATATCAAATCGCAAAAGAATTTATGACAATTATGCTTCTGCTTTCCCATCGTTTGAGTTTTTCTGCCAAGTTATGGACCAATGTACGCAGAACTATGAATGTCTCGTCATTGATAACACAAGCCAAAGTAATAAAATAGAGGATTCTATTTATTGGTACAAGGCAAATATGCATGGCGATTTTCGTATTGGAGCACCAGAATTCTGGCAACACTCTGCTAATTATTATAAGAAAGAAGGAGGCGACGATTCATATGACGCAAATACTGCTAAAAGACTAAAAGGTCCTCAAATTAGTGTTAGAAAAATATAAATTAACACTAGATGAGACCATCAATTGGTGATTTTTTAACTTTAATATCTGTTGGATTTGTGCTATTATTAGCAGATAGATATTTACGTATAGAAGGATTCGCAAATCCTAACCAATGCGGTGTTGGAATGCCATCATGTGGTAACGGGAGAAGATGTATAAATGGATATTGTAAATCTGATAAACCCCCAGTTCTAGGTCCAACAACCCTTCCGGTTTTTCCTTAATTTAATATAGATGGCTCGCTCACATAAATCACCTTTCCTTTTAGTATTTGTATTAATAATAGTTTCTGCAGTTTTAGGCTATGGAGTGTACCAAGGGTTTCGTAATGTTGATTGTGCTGGTGTAACATGCGATGAAGGTCAATTCTGCCAGTCAAATACATGCCATCCTATTTATCCTAATGCTACAAACCGCATGTAAATATTTTACGTTTCATTAATTTAATGAAAAACTAAAATATCTAAATCTTTTTCTCAAGCTTGCGTTGAATTGCAAGGTCAGGGCTATCAAACATAGCACTAGAATCAACCGTATTTTCTAGATTGTGAGGGTTTACTTTGCGATTAGCCTTCTTTTCACGATAGAACTCTTCGCGAGACTCCTCATTCTCTTTATATTTCTTCATCATAATATTCAGTTCCTCTTCGGCATAATCCTGTTCTTTAATCTGTGAAGGCTCAGGGTCCCATGGAAGCCACTTTCCGACCTCTGCAGAGTAAATATTATGAATAGGGTCTTGCTTGCGTAGTTTCTTTGAGCGCATTTCTGCTTCTTCCGCACTTCCATAAACACCACGGATCTTTAATCCACGGA